TCCCTGGCAGCGTCCCTGGCAGCGGCCCCGGCAGCGGCCCAGGTAGCGTCCCAGGCAGCGTCCCTGGCAGCGTCCCTGGCAGCGTCCCTGGCAGCGGCCCAGGTAGCGTCCCAGGCAGCGTCCCTGGCAGCGTCCCTGGCAGCGTCCCTGGCAGCGTCCCCGGCAGCGGCCCAGGTAGCGGCCCAGGTAGCGTCCCAGGCAGCGTCCCTGGCAGCGGCCCCGGCAGCGGCCCAGGTAGCGTCCCAGGCAGCGTCCCTGGCAGCGTCCCTGGCAGCGTCCCTGGCAGCGGCCGCCTTCGTTCTGGCGTTCCTCACCACTGGACCCGCTGCCGTCGCTGCGACCATGTCGGCGATCCGGCGGAGCCCCCGCAGCTCGGCTGCCTCCACCGTCAACCCAGCGAGATCGAGCCATGCTGGGGTGTAGGTGCGGATCAGCCAGTCCAACGCAAGGTAGGACCGTGCCTCGTCCTGCCCGTCACCGGCGGTGCCCACGATCCTGGCGGCGTAAGGCAGCAGGGTTTGTCGTTGCTTATCGTTCCACTGGTCGTTGAGGTTCATCGTGTATGAGCGCAGGACCGGGGATACGCATGGCGGGTTGTCCGTGTGGAGGCGGCCGGCGAGCCAGGCTGCGACTTCGTTGATGCAGTGCCCCTGCTCGAACGTGGAATGTGCTCCGTTGTCGAGGTGGAGGGTGGGGAGCTGTGCGAGACGCTCGGGTTGGATGGTCATCGGGTTCCGCTTTCTGTGCGTCCGGCGAGGGCGGCGTCGTGGGCGCGGATACTCGCCCACTCGATGCCGGCGGCGACGTGGTGCAGGATGCTGAGCGAGCTGGCCTGGTCGTGGGCCCGGGCATGGGCATGGCAGAGCTCGTCACCTTCGACGGTGACCACCGAGAATGATTCGCAGTAGTGGCATTGCTCGGGCAGGGTCGTGGCCTCATACAGGTCTCCGCCGAAGGCCTCAGCCTGGGACGGGGTCAGGGTGACGGTGAATGTGTCAGCCCAGGCCCGTTCGAGGGCCGCGGTGTACAGGTCGGTTTCCGGTGCGCCGGGTTCGAGGTGGTGGAGTGCGACGAGGTTCCCGATCTGCGCCGGGGTGAGCTGGGCAGCGAGGGCCTCGATGATCGGGCCCGGGTCCAGGGTGATTTCGATCGACCACGTATCAACATCAACAATCTGTTGAACCGTGACGGGGTTCATGACGCACGCTCCGCACGCCAGCGGGCAACATTTATCCTGTTGCACTCCCGGCAATACCGTGAACCCCTGTAGATACGAGTGTTGGCCTCGGTGTATTCGTGTCCCTGTGGGCAGTGGGTGACTGCTGATTCGGCGCTGACATTCCGTCCTTTGCTGTACATGTCTTTGTTGTTATCGGCTTGTGTCCCAAGGAAGAGATGCTCGATGTCGTTGCACGGCGGGTTATCACAGTGGTGAAGGACGTGGAGCCCGTCAGGGATCGGGCCGTTGGCGAGCTCCCACGCGAGGCGTGTTGTCTTGACCGTCTTGTGGTCGACTCTGATCTGCCCGTAACCGTCTCTGGTGGTGCTGCGGGTCCATTCGAGACAGCCATTCGGTTGACGGACCAGTCCAGCGGCGAGGCGCTCGGCGGGCGAGAGCGCAGGTAGCGGTTCAATCTCTCCATGTCTTCGCATGTATGTGTAATGAGCTGAGCACATTCCGCGCGACGCGACGCTCTTGGCGCAGTCCTCCACGGAACAGACGGCGGCTTGGGCGGGTGCGCTGGTGCTGGTCATTGCTATGCTCGATTCCGTAGATGTTGAGCAGCGGTTCTCTTTGCGGGGGCTGGCGTTTCGCTGTGTGTGGTGGGTTAGGGCTTGAATGCGCCCGATTCGACTGCGGCGCCGAATGATCCGAACAAGGTCACCGCGGGCAAAGCCCGGTCGTAGTCCTCACGCCATGCGGTGTAGGCGATGTTGACGACGCTGACGTTGCGGTACCGCAGCCGGTCCATCTCCATGAGGTCGACAAGGAGGATGAACCGCAGTGGTTTCCGTTTGCCCTCGCCGAGAGCGACGACGACGTCCATGCCCGGGTCGTTATCGAGGTCCAGGGCATCCTCATCGCGCATCGACCTGGCCATGACCTTGTCCGCGCTGCCACTATCAGCCGCGTCGGCCTTGTCTATGGCTGCGTTGATCGCGGTGTCGATCGGGACCTTGAGGTCACCGGCGTCGATGTGGGCGCGGATGCGTTGTGCGGCAACGAGTTTCGCGTCGGCTTTCGTGGTCCCGTCTGTGGGGTCGCATGCCGCGATGACCTCGCGGTAGACCTCGCGGACCTTGATGTCCCAGTCGTAGAAGAAGTCTTCAGACATTGGCCAGCTCCATCTCCGCGGCGTAGGTGATCAGCGCGTCCGCGAGATGGCGGATGGTGGCCGGGGTGTGCAACTCCCTGTTGTGTGGGGTTGCGCCAAGAGCGCCGGTCTTCCACGCCTGCAGTACGCGGGCGCGGTGCTCGGGGACCATCAGCCCTTCGAGGGAGCCCAGTGCGAACCCGAAGTTCTCACAAGCCTTCTCGGCGTCGTACTTGGCCAGGGCGTCGCCTTCGAGGACCGGCTGCTGTGTGCGTCGCGCCTTGACTGGGGGAGGATCGGCGGCAGGCGTCGGCTCGGGTATCGGCTCAGCCTTGGCTGGCTCCGGCTTCGGTGCGACTTCCTCGCGGGCCTCGCTGATCGTCTTGGCTGTGACTTTGCCGCCGGACTCATGGGCTTTGACCATGACCTCAGCCGCGACCTCGGGTGTGAGGCCGGTCAGAGCGCGGGCTTGACCCTCGTTGGCGGGTAGCGGAGTGTCGCCAATTGGCGACATCGCGTCGACGGTCTGCGCCGCGTCCATCAGTCGGTACGCGCGGCTCGGGCTAAAACTCCAACGGTCCTGGCAGTAGTCCTCGAAGGTCGAGTAGTCCTGGTAGTAGAGCCGCTGGGCACCGATCGCGGTCAGTTCACGGCCGACGTCGAGGAAGGTCCGCAGCCCGCGTTCGATGACCTCTTCGCGACGGGCTAGGTCGGCGTCGACGGCGGCGTCGCGGACCGTGACGACTGTCATGACGCGACTGGCGTGGCGAGTTCTGGGAACCAGTTGCGAAGGGTCTGACCTCGGATCGGGACGCCGGTGGTGTTGTCGAGGACTCGGGCGATGGCCTCCCACGACGCGCCACTGTTGCGGCTTGCTGTGACGTACTGTGCGAGGGGTTCGGAGAGCCGGGCCTCGATGAGTTGGTAGCTGCGGGTCTGATCCGGGTTCATGCCTCGTAGATTGGCATATCCAATCTGATTGTGCAACCCGTTTACCCACTCGTTCGCAAACGGCTTGCCAAATGACAATGGTTAGCCCATCATGGGCGACATGAGTACACAGAGGCACGAGCACCGGGACGTACCCGCAGACACGTTCGAGATGCGCCTGGCCATGGCGCGCTTCCATGCTGGGAACATCTCAGCCAACGAGGCCGCGCTGCGCGTCGGAGTGAACGGTCAGACATGGCGGAACTGGGAGGCGGGCACCAGCCCGGGTGCTCACCAGCCTGCGATGCTCGCGTTCATCGCGCAGCAGCTCGGAGTGGACCAGGATTGGCTACGCAACGGCGGCCCACTCAGCAACCCGGACTCGCCCAATTCTCGCCCTGATGCCGATACCGTTGAGTATTCGCACCGGCGCAGGCTCATGCTCGCGCCTGCGGCCTAGTGATGTCCGCCACAGTCCTACCTTTCAACGCGGCGTGTCGCTTGCCAGCGGTCCACGATGCCGCTATGAGCAGATTCACAGGTTTCGAGCCGTGGCTACGAGCGAACAACTGTGGTGACAGCACCGTCCACTACCGTCTCGCGCACCTAAGAGACTTCGCAGCCCACCATCCGCGGTTCCCGAACGTCACCCCGGGTGAGATCACGAACTGGCTCGGACGGATCGGCTACATGCCGTGGAGCCGAGCGACGTTCTACGGGCATTTGAGGTCCTACTTCACGTTCGCCATCGACGCCGGGATCGTCACCGTCGACCCGATGGCCAGGATGCGACGGCCCAGGCAGGGCAAGAGTGTCCCCCGCCCGTTGAACCCGGCCCAGGTCCGGACGGTGATGGCTGCGAGGAACGCGAACGTCCGGGCATGGCTGACGTTGGCGCTGTACGCGGGGTTGCGTGCGCACGAGATCGCGAAGATCCGGGGGGAGGACGTTGAGGAACGCCAACTGTACGTGGTGGGCAAGGGCGGCTCTGAGGCGTACCTGCCGACGCACCCGCTGGTCTGGGCGCTGGCGTTGGAGCGGCCCGCTGCGGGTTGGTGGTTCCCGACGATCGCCGACACAGGGCATGTGTCTGCGCGGTCGGTGTCGGCGATCACTGGTCGGGTGTTCGCTGCTAACGGGATCGAGGGGAGTATTCACCGCGGTAGGCATACCTACGCCACCGAGCTTCTGCGGGCCGGAGCCAACGTCAGGGTTGTGCAGACGCTTATGCGTCATGCGTCTTTGCAGTCGACGATGGTCTACACGGCCGTCGACGAGGACGAGCGGCGGGACGCGATCGCCCTGCTCCTGGCGGCGTGATGTTCGACACGATCCGGGGCCGCGACCCGCGTAACCGGTTAGGTTCCGTCCACTACCACCATCGAGGGATCACCATGAACCGCAGGTTCGCAGTCGCTGTAACCGTCCTACTCGCCGCTGGCAGCCTGACCGGGTGCGGTGGTGGCGGGACGAAGGTTGACACCTCGTCTGCGTCGGCCATAGCCGCGGCGATGGACAAGGGCGGGTTCACCTGTACGGGGTGGAAGGCGAACCCGGCAGCAGTCGGTCCGAAGGAGTCGGGTAGCTGCGACCACGGCGGGACTGCTATCACGGTGTCGACGTTTGAGAGCGCGGATCAGATGAAGCGGGTCGTTGACTCGATTTCTAAGGCGTTTGGTCAGGACCCGGCGGCCAGTGGTACGGGGGCTGTGATTGGGGATGCGTGGATGGTTACGCCGGGCGACGCGTCGCAGGGTGCCGCGATCCAGAAGATCATCGGCGGGACCGTCAAGTAACCGGGACGTAGTGAAGCGCCCCACCCTTGAGGCCGGAGGGGCGGCTCAAGGGTGGGGCGGGTCAGCGCCTGCTGGTCCGGACCGGCCGGGCTGTCAGCAGGCAGGTATCACGGCGCCGGTCGTCACGTAAAGGTGCATGGCACATCCCTGTAACGTGCGAAGATTCGGCCCTGTTCTTGGCACGTGCCTTTGAATCTTCGGGTCGGGCGGCACTTACGGCGCCGGCGGCGGGGTGGGTGGAGCGTCAGCGACAGCCTCACCCTGCACGGACGCGAGGAACTTGTCCGCTGCGGTGAAGTCCAGGGGTGCACCAGCAGCATGCTGGGCTTTGAGCTCGGCGATGACGGTCGCGAACGCGTCCGTCTCGGCTTTCACGTCGGCGTCGAGGTGGGCCTGGTCTGCGTTGATCTCGGTCATGATGTCTCCAATTTCTTCGAGTCGTGCATCGATGCGGCTGGCCCAGGTGGACCAGTCACGGTAGGTGAGGTAGCGGAAGCCCGTCATGGGATGACCGGGGTGACGGCCACTGGTTTGCCTTCGCTGATGCCGGCGGCTGGGCCGGACACGAACCCGCCGTCGACCTTCGCCACGGCCACGTTCGCTGGCGCCCAAACCTTGGTGTGGGTGATGAGCCCGGCGACCAGTGGGCCGACCCCGGCGATGATGCCGAGCACTGCGATCTGCTGGTCTTTCGTCAGGTCGATGCCGAAGGCGACCAGGGCTGCCATGAGTGCGGCGACGGCCGTGGTGATGGCGCCGATCGTGATGGCGGGTTGGGTATTCATGGTGCTCCTTCTGTCGCTTCTCCCACGTCGCGGTCGGGTGGGGGTGTCACTTCGGCGCCGACGAACACGGAGGTGTCGATCGTGTCGAAGGGGTGTGGGGTTGCGTGGAGGTCGTCGGGGTGGATCTGCCGGTCAGCCCACGTCACAGTTCATCGCCGCCTTCCTGGTCTGCATGGTCTTCTGGTGGTGTTTCCAGGCCAAGGTGGACACCCGCCATCGCCGCAGCGCCCCGGTTATGCACCCCGGTCTTCTGGTAGATGGCGCCGATATGGCTCTTCACGGTGCTCAGGCTGAGGTAGAACCGTTTCGCTATGTCGTCGCTGGAGTCTCCCGCCATGATCCGGATCAGGATCTCCTGCTCACGTTTGGACAGGGCTTTTTCGAGCCTGGAGACGATGACTTCGGGCGGGACCAACACGGCGGCGAGGATGTTGGCGGCGGTCAGTGCGTGCTCGAGGCGTGCGACTTCGACGTTGAGGCGGATGATCTCTGCCCGTGCGTCAGCGAGTGACCGCAGCGTCGCTTGGATGGGCATAGGGGGTCAGCCCTCCTTAGTGGGCGTTGAGGTAACGCTGCAAAGCGGCGTAGGTCTGCGGGCCGGGGATGCCGTCCTGCGCGGAGCCGACGAGGCGTTGGATTGCTTTCCATGTCAGCGGCCCAGGGTTGCCGTCAGCTGTGACCCCGACCTTGCGTTGGATCGCGGCCCAGGACACCGGCCCGAGGACCGAGTCCGCAACAACGCCGGCCCACTGTTGCAGCCGCATCCGGGTCTGCGTGCCGAATGCTCCGTCGACTGTGAGGACGACCCGCCCTGTTGGTGTTGGGGGGTGTGGGACGGGTGGCAACGGTTTCCCGCCGCGTAGGGTTTGGGCTCGGGCGATGATCGCGGGGCGTTGCGCTTGCCGCACTGGCCCGCAACACGAGTGCCCGCCATAGGCCTGCCCACCCATGCTGTGGACCCCGACGCCGCGCTCGCCGGGGGCGTTGGCCAGGAGGTCTGGGGTGCTGAGGAAGTTGTGCCAGGTCGCGAGGGTGTTGATTTGTGCGGGGGTGTAGGGCTCGTTTGGGTACCCTTCGCATTCGAACGCGTGGTAGGACGCGTTGCCTGCGCCTTGCGCCCAGGGTTCACGGTTGAGTTCGGTGTACTGCTCGCTGTGGCCGTCTTTGGTGACCCATGCGGTGGAGAATTTCCGGTTGGGGCTGACCGCGTGCTCGAAGTAGGCCCAGAGGGAGCCGTTGCCGACTTGGACGTGGCCGATCCATCCGATGGGTTGGCCGGGGGTGAAGGTGCCGGCTTCGGCGCGGTAGGTGATGGGGCGCCAGGCGGCGCCGGGTAGGTAGAGGTTCATGACGGGTCGCCTATTCCTTCGTTGGGTGTGGGGTATGGAGCCGCCACCTGGCAGGGTGGTCCAGGTGGCGGCGGTTCAGGCGAGTTGGCGGAGGATGACCGCGAGAGCGAACACCCCACCGGCGAAAACGCCCAACGCGAAGTAGGCGTGTAGTGCCCGCCGGGACGGGGTGGGAGGCAGGGTCATTTGTGGATGAACAGCGCGGCGAGGCTGATGCCGACAGCGAGGGCCAGGAGGAACGTCCCGACCATCATGTTGATATCCGTACGTTTCTCAGCGCCCCCCACCCCCCGACCTTGAGAGTTCGCCTGAGCAAGCGCCAACGTGGCGATGGCATCAACCAACGGTTTCATGTCCGCAGCGCTGTCCCGGGCCACAACCACCTGCTCACGGCCTCCGCGTTTCTCGGCACGCAACTCGGACAGCTGCAGCTTGATGTCGTTGAACCCCACCGCGAGCCCGGCGATGCCGGTGGTGAACGTCTCACCCTGCTGATCCTGACGCTCCTTGGACGCCTCCTCAGCTTTCGTGGTCGCCAACTGGGACGCGATGGTCTGCTGGTCCCTGGCCTTCTCCGCGGCGGCCAGGGCTGCCTGCACGGCTTTCTCCGCGGCGATCGTGGCGGTCGTCAGGGTCTTCTCGCCGTCGGACTTCAGCTCAAGGCGGTGCGTCTCACTGTCAGATTTCAACTCACGGCGGTAGCTCTCACGGATGTCGATCTCCCGGCGGATAGACGCGACCCGTTCCGCGCTCATCTCTTTGTCGCCGGCAAGGCGGGTCTCGATCAATTCTTGGAGGCTTGCGTGTTCGCGCTGCCGGATCTCAGCGCGGGTGACTAGTTCGCGATCGCGGGCGGACTCAGATTGTGTGAGGGCTTCCATGGTCCGGTCTGTCGGATCTGGGTCAGGTCTAACTGTTTTCGGTCCTATGGGGTCGACCATCACGGTCCTCCTCTCTGGGCGTCGCGGGGGTAAGACGAGGGCGGGGTTTGCGGGGGTTTCTGCTACGGCAGCGAACGCGTCGGGTCAGACCTTGGAGACGGAGATTCCTGAGACTGTGACCGTGCCACCAGAGAGGTTCGTGGAGCGGAAACCCAGTTGTGCGTAAAGCATGTCGATGGCGCTGGCGTCGGCAGCCGTTGCCGGGAGGGTGAACTTCGTACTGGTGAGTGTCACGTCACCGGAGGCCGCCACGTCCGGCCCAGTCAGGCTCGACTCGAAGGACGAGGGCTCGGTCCCTGTTTGACCAAACGTGTTGTTGGTCGCGTTGAAACTGCCGCTGGCTGCTGCGCGGAAACTGAACAGCATGTAGGGCGAGAAGTTACGCATCGCCGCAGACCAGGTGAGCCCCGACCAGCGGAACCGTGCCCGCATCTGCAGCCGGTCGCCGATGTGGATACGTGGGCCGAAGGTCTCCGCGTAGGACCACTGGACCCCGCCAGCCGCCACGGTCGCAGTGGCGAGGTTGCCGATCCCGTCAGGGTCACGGGTGTACGTTCCCGCGGTGCCTATCTGCAACGCCCAACCGGCACCGTTGGTCAGCATCGACTGGTTACCAATACCGACCAGAGCATCGGTGTCCGCGTAGCGCAGCAGCGGAGCCGGTGATGCGTAGGGGCGCATAGCGTTGGCCACTTGCACACCGACCCGGTAGGCGCCACCGCTGCCGGGGTGGATGATGTTGTCAAAGGTCATCGGCGTGTTAGCCATCCCGGTTGCTGGGTCTACTAGCACCGAGTACGCGTCAGCGACCACCAGCCCCTTGCGGGTCAGCGGCAACGCGGCGATCCACTGGGAGACCTGGGCGGCGATCTGCTTGCGGCTGGTCGTGGAGTAGGAGTTCGACGGCCAGGTGGTCACGATGCAGCACTTGCGACCTGCGGCGTCGATGGCGTTCAGGATCGTGGTCAGGTCCGTGGTGATCGCGGCGAAGGTCCGGTCAGCGGCCACGTCATTGCCGGACTCCTCGACCACAACCCATTCGCTCGGGTAGTTGGTCAACTCGGTGCTGATGCGAGCAGCGAGAGCGCTGGTCTGCTCGCCACCCACACCACGCACTGCTACGACGGAGTAGCGCTCTCCCATGAGCCAGTTCGCCCAGTTGAAGAAGCCCCGCGCCGAGTAGGCATCTGCGACGTCAAGGAGGTTGGACATTCCGCACTGCGCGGTGATCGAGTCACCCACCAGCAGAACCGTTGGGCGCATCCCAGCCCGCGTCAGATAGGTCGCATTAGCTGACGCCGTGTCGATCAGGTAAGGCAACACGTTCCACGCGGTCACACCGTCGCCGCGTTTCGTCTTCCCGGTGTCGGTCTCGAATCCGAGCTCACCCACAGCCAGGACCGGGTTAGACGCGGCCGCGGCGGCGGCGGTGTTGCGGCGCGGCTGAATGGTGATGCTCACAACAAGCCTCCATCAATCGTGGTGGTAGCAGGAACCCATGGCGGGCCCGGGACGTCGAGCTGCTCGGTGACCCGGATCGGGGCGTTGGTGAACGTCTGCACTCGCCCGGCTGAGAACGTCACTTCCAGCTCAGACTCGTAGACGCCCACGTCTGCGAGCTCGCCCACCAGCCAGGGCAGGGACCATGCCCCCGTCGCCGCATTGGTCAGTGCCGGGGCGCGGGCGATGACCCCACCACCGGGACGCCGGACATGCACGACATAGGTGGTGGCGGTGGCCAGGTTGACCCCTGCCAAGCCCGTCAGTGGGGGCTCAGTGTCACCCGCATGCCAGGTCATAAGAGACCTCCGTCGATCGAGGATGTCGTCCCCAGCGTGAAGTAGAACTGCAGATCCTCATGGCTCCACAGGTACAAGTCGGCCCACGTTGTGCCGTCCGTGGTGGACTGGCCAGTGCCGTCAGGGAACACCCAACTAAGCAGACCCTTGTCTGTGCCGGTGCGGATCGGGAACGTGGTGTACGTCGTGTCGGACGCGCAAGACAGTCGCAGGCTGTACGAATACCCGTTGGCCAACACGCGGGGGACCGAGAACGTGGCTGTGGCCCAAACGGCTCCTCCGCCCCCGGAATAGTCCGGCGCCGATACCGCGATGCTGGCGGCGGGGATGGTGACCGCCTCAATGAGCGCGCCAGCAGCAGTCTCCAGGGTCAAGATGAGTGGGCTGGTGCCACTGGTGCGCCTCGCCCGCACCGAGATACTGAGGACGGTGCGGTCGCCACCACTGACAGTGAACAACTCACGGGCCATCGCGAGCGTGCCGCTGATGGTGGCGTAGTTACCCGCGTTGACCATCGCCTCGAAGTAGGCCTGCCCGTCATGTACCCCGTTGGTGTAGGCGAGGTCGATGACAGGCAGATACCTCTGGTCTAGGGCGCCCCACGCACCCGTCGTGTAGGAAACCGAGTACTCAGAGTCCAACACCAGGGCCTGGCGTGGGGTAGTCGGGGACGCCGAGTAGACGCTGTTGACGCTGATGTAGTTACCAACGTCGGGGTTGGTGAAAACGATGTAGTAGATGATGTTTGCCATCAGGGTCGGCGGGCTGGCGAATGTGACCGGTGAGTAGTTCTCCCAGTTCCCAGCGGGGTTGCCCGGGGTGATCGTCCCGGTAGCCAGGATGGTCCCGCTCGGGTGGCCCGCGCCATCACCAGTCTGCACAGTGACGGTCGTCGTGCCACCCGTGCCGAGGCTGTACCCAGTTCCTCCACGCTGAACAAATTTCACTGAGTTCAGGGCTGAGTTGGTCGAGCACTTGAACTGGACAGCCACCTTCTGCCCGTTGGGTCCGACCTGGAGATTGGCCTTGCTGTCAAACCCAACCCCGGGGCCGTAGATCCCAGGGTTAATCATCCCAGGGTTAATCGTTGCGACAGGAGAGCCTGAGACAAGTGCGAGGAACTTTGAGTTATCGAACCCCCCGGCAGAGGTGTGCGCTGTCGTACACCTGTAGGCCGTGCCCCCGCTCACCGCGAGCTCCCCCACGACGTAGGAGCGGCCGGTGACCCAGTCCATGACCCGCGAGGCCGAAGAGATCTTCGCGGGGTTGATCAGCAGCGACCCGGGGACCCCGGTCGTGATCTCGTTGACCCCGGCCTGCGCCGTCGCAGCAGCAGCCAGAGCAGGGGCCGCGTCCGACGTCGCGGTGAGGCGCTCGTCGGAGTACAGGAGTTGCGGGCCGGCGCCGAAGTCCGCGCGGACCGTGTCCACCGTCGCAGTGAACGTCACCCGCCCCAACGAGTCCGCAGTGATGTAACCCACGCTCACGCCGCCCTGGGTCAGCGTCGGAACCAGCCCGGTCAGAGGGTCCACCAGGGTCTTGGATCGAACCTTCGCGGCGACCCGGACAGCGCCCGAGAGGTTGTTCCACACGATGAGCTGGGTGAAGTGGTAAACGGCCACGCGTGGTGCCTCCGGTCTAGGTGATCGTTGAGTACACGGCGAGGAACCCGATGCTGTTGCCGTCCGCGTCGAACACCTCAATGGATCCCACGACCGGCCCGGGGGTTGTGGCAGGGACCACTGCGGCACCGGTCACCACACCCGGCGGCGACGTGTCCGCCTGGCGTTGCGCCGCGCGGGCCTGCTCACGCAGATACCTTTGCAACGACGGACCCGTACTGGGTTGTTTGGCCATCAGCTATCCCTCACATCTGCGGTGACGTACGTGACCTCCGTCGGACCCACGTCGGGGACCTTCACCGCGATATCCAGGACCCGGGTGCTGAAGATCAACGGCCGTTCAGTGGCATAGCAATCCGTGTCCAGTTCAACTCGCACGGTGCTTCCGCGGGCGATGGCGGTCCAGTCCGGGTCCGTCCCGAACGTCGCGAAGGCGTAGCTCGTCGTCATCCCCGCAGCGGCGGCAAGATCAGCGTTCGCGTGGCGCTGCAACGTCGCAGGGATACGCACGTCGGTGTACTGGCCGGTCCGGGTCCGGTTCGGGTAACCCGCCCTCAGGAGCGAGGCCGACTGGGCCACAGCCCGCAACTGCTGGGTCTGGTCCCCAGCACCGACCGCGATGGCCGTGGTGACCCCCGCGGCCTGCTGCCGGGCCGGGTGCGCGATGACGTTCCCGCCCCGGCGCTGCCCACCAACGATGGGCCGGGAATCCCCAGGGAACAGAGTGCTCAACGGGGTGACCAGAGGCGGCAGGTCCGGCGGAACATAGTCCTGCGTGGACTCCACATGCTCCAACACCGCGACCGGGGTTTTGGACCCGAGATGGTCACCCTGAACCAGGACCCGGGTCGGGTTCTCCAACGTCCCCGCAGTATTGAAATACCACTCAGGGCCGCCCTCATGCTCACCGGCCCTACGGAACTCCTCCTCAACCGTGGTCGTGTCCCACCTGTTGATCGTCAGATCCGAGGTGGCCGCGCCGGTCGTCGAGCCGAGGATCACCCCGATGTTCTGCCCGTTGACGGACTGCGCGTCGGAGATGAGGCGGCGTTGCAGGACGTGGTCATTCATCCCCTTCACAGTCAACGGCACAGAAGGGCACGTCTCGAAGAACGCGCCCCACTCCACCGCCGAGAAGTCGAACGTCCGCGGCCCGGACTGCCGCTCGGGGAGCATCATCCCCGACCACACCGGGACCCCATCCGAACAGACCAGGATCCCCGACATCGCAACCGACAACGCCGCCCGCCACCAGCACCGGCCCGGGCCGGCAGTCGCCGAGAACGAGCACTGCCCATGACCCGACAGCGGAAGGTTGAACGCGAGCCCCCGAGCGGAGGTGACTTCCTCCACGACGTGGGGGCTGTCCCAACGGGTGGCGTAGACCTCGAACCCCACTAGGCGATCTGCCAGACGTCGATCTCACCAGCAGTGATGGACAACGCAACGCCGGAATCTTGGTAGTTACTGATACTGATCACGTCGCCGGCGTTGCAGGACACCAACCCGGCGGGGGTGTTGGTGCGGATCGCGGTGGCCACAGACGCTGGGATCGTGGACCCGAGGTAGGTGTCGGTGACCGCGTTGACGGTCACGCTCGTCCCGCGCCTTCCGGTGGCGTTCCCGGACCAGGACACCATCCCGCTGACCGCGTACAAGCCGGTGACAGGGACGGTGACACCGTTCGAGCCGCCCGCCATCCCACCTGTCGCGAAAGGTGTGGTGAGCCAGTTGGTCAGGTTCGTCCAGGCCCCGCTCGGGATGGCCAGGGTTTGCAGCTGCACCTTCGCGGCAGGGGCAGCGGTTATCCCGCGCCACGAGGTCCCGTTGTAGATCTCCGTCCTGTGGGTGTCGAGGCGGTACACCTGCAAACCGTCGACCGGCGTCCGAGCGTCCCGCCCAGCCTGGTTCGCGACCGGTACCGGTGCCCCCCGCAGAGCGGTCGGGACCTGCAGCTGGTCGATCTTCGCCGTGGGGATGTTTGGCGCTGACGCGGCGTGCCGCAACCGGGCCAACGCCAGGGACGTGTTCGGGACGGTCGGATCAGTGGGTGTCGCGTTCGGGGTTCCTACGATCACGGTGATCGCGGTCACGAGGCTGTCGAAGACGACGATGTCGTTGCGGGCCAGCCCACCGACCGGGTTCGCCGTGAAAATGTTCAGGGTCTTGGTGGTGTCGTTGACGAGCAGCGACGCACCGGCAGTCATCGTCGGTTGCAAGACGCAACTCCCAGCCGCGATCAGGACGTTCCCGTCAGCAGTGAGGTTCTGGGACACGACCAGCCCGCCGAGGACCCCGGGCGCAGCGAGGAGCCCATTCTGGGCGAAGAGCCGCGACAGGGACTCTTGGTCCTGCGCCTCGGAGTTGCCAGCATGCAAAAACTCGAATTCAGAGATGGTGTGCCTCCTGGTCGTTGATGGTCAGCTCCAGGCCCCGGAGTAGCCCCACACGGATAGCAGCGCCGCAGGATCAGATGTGTCCGCGGTCCAGACAACAGACCCGCCACCGGGTGGCACCGACAACCAGTCACCACCCCAAGACACCGCGTTCCGCACCGACACCTGCCCCTGCAACAGGACACTCCGGGCGGCCATGTCCAGGTCGAGCCACTGCCCGGCGACCAGCGACCCGTTGTACCGCACCCACGCACCCGTCTCCACCACCGTTACGACAGGGTTCAGAACCGGGCCGTCGATCCGCAACCTCGGCCAGTACGACGCGGTCCCGGTGTTCGCGACCGACACCGCGCCCGGGGTCGTACCCGGGGCGATGCCGTAACTCAACGGGTACGCGAGCGGGTACACCCTGCCCGCGCCCGGCGTCGCAGTCGACAGGGTCGCAGTGCCGAACGTCGGCGCCCCGTACTTCAACGGGTCAGGGGCGACGACCTGCAACGTCCACTCGAACGCCGTCTCACCGAACCAGGTAACCTTCGCGCCGATCGTGACGCGGGTCCACGCCGACAACGTCCCGATCGAGGTGCTGTCAACGACGAGCTCCTGGAGCTGGTTCGGGCGGAGCGCGGCGAGCTGCTGACGGGTCTGGTGTGCGACCGCTGGTGTTGCTTCCTCGACGAACCCGGCAAGGTCGATGACCCGCTCAGCGTTCAGCCCCGTGCCGTCCCAGGAACCGTCCTGCTGTGATTTCGGGATCGACCCGGGGCGGATACCGGCGGCGTTGTCCCACCCGGTCATGTCTGTGACAGCCCGGTGGGATATGCCGTCTTCGATGTCGAGGAGTAGCCCGCCCAGGGTGCAGGTGTTCGTCATCGGATTCCCGCCCCGAGCCTGTGGTCGACCGATGCTGCGACGCCGCGGCCGTCGAGGCCGATCTGCACCCGGGTCATGGCCTGCGCGAGTTTGTCGTAGTCGAACCCGCCGCCGAGTTTGTCGATTGGGGTGACTGTCTCACCGCCCCTGAAGTTCACGAGTTCCTTGCCGCGGTCACCGACCCATGCGTACCCGGGCGCGGCGTAGTCGGTGCCGTTGGCGTACCAGTTCACCCGGTTGGAGTGCTCGTACGCCGCAGCCGGTGACCCGTACCGGGACCGGATGTAATTCAGGCCCCACGCGATTTGCCCGGCTGCCCCACCGTGCATGTTTCCGGTGATGTCTTGGGGGATACCTGCCGCGCCCGATGAGCTGTTCCGGGCGTTGGAGTTCCAACCGCTTTCCCGGTTCCACAACGCTTTCAGCGGTCCCCACTGGTTCGCGCCCCAACCTGCGGCGAGCATCATCCTCAACCCGAGTGCCTGGTTCGCCCCAGATGTCCCACCACCCGAGAACCCCGCTAGCAGCCCACCCAGACCACCACCCCCGCCGCCGGGGCCCGTATCAAAGTGGGCGTGGTTGAAGTGCCCTGCGACCCTCCACAGGTGGTGCAATCCCCAGTTGCTGGACATCGCCACGGCCCTGTCGAGGTACGCAGGTTCGGAGCCTTGGTCGTGGTTCACGTCGATGGCACGTCCGACGTAGTGCAGCGAGTTCCGCGCGTGAGCGCCCGGGGTCACCCCACCAAACGCGGGGTGCTCAGAGACCTGGTATTGGAGACCCTGCAGCATCCGGCCGAACGCGATCAGGTTCGCGATACTCCCCCCACCAACCCCGCCGCCGCCAGCAGCGCCGGCCGCGGCCATGGATGATTTCATGATGGTGCCGAGGTTCGCGATGTACGCGGCGACGATCCTCGCGTCGTAGGACTGTTTCAGGACTGCGGGGTTCGCCAGGGATGTTGAGATGATGGGTCCGCCGGCGGCGTAGCCCCGCAGTTGTTTGCGGTAGGCGAAGATCGCGGCGTGGCCGCCTGCGGCTGCGACTTCTTGGGCTGTGAGGACGTGTTCGCCGTTGGAGCCCATGAATGGGACGTCGTCGCTGGTCCCGGTCCCCATGCCGATGATGGGGCCACCATTGAACAGCCCCTTGGGTCGGGGTCCGATGCTCACGCCGGGCGCCCAGTAGTTCTGCCCGTTCGGCAGTTGGCCGAGGACTGAGGTCGCGAGCTTCGCGGTCACTGTGATCTTCGGGTTTTTCGTGATCCCTGCGATGGCAGCGTTGACTCCGGCGGCAAAGCTGTCGAACTTCACAGCGGCGGCGTGAAGTTGTGGTCCGATGCCCGGGATCCACCCGAATGCGCGGTCGGCGGCGTGGAGGATACCGCCGGCCATGACCAGGAAGGATCCGACCACGGCCTTCAGCACTGTGCCAGTGACCGTCTTCCACCAGTTGAACGCGTCGACCAGTTTGCCGACGAGAGTGATCACCGATGAGATGCTTTGGCCGATCCCGGTGAAGGCAGCCTTGAGGACGGGGCCGATGATCGGCATGACTTTGGTGACCAGGAAGTCCACGTAGACCTTGAACCCATCACCCAGTTGCTTCAGTTCGCCTTTGTTGTCCTTGAACGCCTGTGTGACGTTCTTCACTGCGGTTTGGATCCCTTCCCATGCCTGCTTCAGGACCCCTTGCAGGATCGGGACCAGGGTGTCCTGGATCCACTGCCACAGACCTTTGAGCGCAGGTAGGAGCTTGTTCTGGACCCAGTCATGCAGGGTCTTGGAGTGGTTGTACCAGTCCGTGAAGCCAGTCACGACCCCGCCGATAGCGATGATGGCCAACGCAATCCACTGCCCTGACAGCGCCGCCGCGATCGCGCCGATGGCGATCGCGACAGCCGTGATCTGCGTCGGGCTCATCTTCGCCAGCTGCGCGGCGAGCCTCCCAAGAACGTCAAGGATCACCGAGCCCAGCGGCGCCAGCCCAATGATGAGGTCCGCCGAGACCTTCAGCAGGTCCTTCAGCAGCCCCCACACCTTCGGGCCGTTCTCCGCGAGATACGCCATGAACGCCTTGAACCCCGACGACCCGGACAGGTTTTTCGCCCAGTCAGCGAAAGACTTCGCCAACCCCGCGATGACCCCCATGACCGTGTCGCCCACCGGCGCGAACGCCATCAGCAGCCCCGCGAACCCCGTGGCCAGGTCACCAAGGATCTGACCGAAAATCCTGATGTTCGGGCCGACCGTGGAAGCCAAGAAGTTGAAGAAGTCGCGCCAGAACGGGGCCTGCAACGCCTTCCCCGCGGCGGCAAACAGGTCCCCGAGGGCACCTGCGGCCGCACCGATGATCCGGTTGAACACCGGCATCAGAGGCGTCAACTCTTTGAAGAAAGTCGTCACCCCCGGCAGCAACGCGCCCTGCGACGTCGCTTTCAACCGGTCGAGCTCGGGCTTCAACGAGTAGATGAACTTCGCGAAGTCCCGCCCAGCCGGGGACAGCTTGTCCATCGCCTGCTGCAACGCGGTCCCCGCCGCGGTCCCCGCAGTCGAGGTCTTCGCCATGGCCTGCTGAACCTGCCGCTGAGCCGACGCGACCGACGCCGCTGAAGACGCTGCAGAGTTCGCCTGCGCCCGCAACGCCTTGGTAACCGACTCCTGCGCGATGGCCACTCTCTCAGCGCCGCTACGGCGGGCCTCAACCTCAACGGCGACAGCCCGTGCGACGCTCTCAGCCCCGGCACGGCGGGCCTCAACAACAGCAGCCTCCGCACGAGACACCTTCTCAGCCCCGGCACGGCGGGCCTCAACAACAGCAGCCTCCGCACGGCCAAGCGCGGTCTGCGCGTTCGCCACACCCGTCACCGACTTGGCCACACCCGCCTGCGCGGCAACAACGTTCGCCGCACCAGCCACGCCAGCCTTATCGGCCACAGCCTTCTGCGCAGCCAACCGGCCCTGCCGGGTCGCCAGATCGGTGACCTGCTGCAACGCCTGGTCGTAGGCAAGCTGTGCCTGCTCACGCTGCAAAATCGTGCCGCCGGACTGCGCGGCAAGGACCTGCTGTTTCTGCTCGGCAGCCGTCAACGCCTGCTGCGCCGAAAGCCTCGCCACAAGAGCGGACTTACTGTTTCTCATCACCGCGTCCAAGCGGGCGTGAGCCACCGCCGTCGCAGACACCGACGCCGCGTACTGGGCGCTAGAAGGACCCAGGTTACCCAGGGCCGACCTGGTCTGTTCGACGTTGAGGTTCGCCTGGCGTTGCGCCAAGACCCCGTCCGCGACGCTATTAGTCAAGTCCTCAATGGACTGCTTGGCTGCGACCCTGGCCTGGGTCAATGCCAACTGTGCCGTGCGCGCCGAGTCCTGCGCGGTGACCAGCGCCTGCTCGGCGCCCATCTGAGACTGGACCGCCGTAGCGACGCCTTGGGCTGCAGAGCGGTGAGCATCCGACGCTGCCAGGACCGCAGCAGCAACACCGCGGTCAGCGGAGCGTTGAGCATCCGCTTCCGACAGGATCGCAGCGGCGATCCCCGCCGCTGCGGACCGCTTCGCATCGGCCACACCCCGCTCAGCATCGATGACCGCCTGAGCCGACGAGATAGCCGACGCCGCCGCGGTGCGCTCAGCGTTAGCCAGGGACGACTGCGCGTTGGCGATGGCGTTGGCCTGAGCGACCCGCGCCGCCGCCGCGGCGGCCCCTGATGCCGCCGACGTCGAATCAGCTTTACCCAAGGCGCTCACGGCATCGCTGACACCGGAGAACCCGAGGAACAGGGCACCCAACGCAGGGCCAGCAGACAACGCCGCCGAACCGATACCCAGGATCGCTGCGCCGGCCGCGGCCGCAACAGGGATGATCGCCGGGCCCAAAGCCAGACCGGCAGTGAGCAACCCGGACATCCCACCGCCGGCACTGTTGGCGCTGGCACCCACAGCGGCGAGCTTCGCCTCAGCGCCACCGGTGTCCACGTCGACGTTGACCTTCGCGTCACGGCGACGCGTCAGCTCGTCAATGTGGGCTGCGGCGCCCGCCGTGTCCGCATCCACATTGACCGTCAAGATCCGGCCGCGGGTCAGCTCGTCGATGCGCGCCGCAGCCGCAGCAACATCCGCGTCGACCTTGATAACCGCCGAAGGCAACCGCGACAAGTCCGCTTTCAACCGCTCATTGAACCGTGAAGCGTCCGGGACGACATCGACACGAACAGACCCGACATTGATCGAAGACATCAGGCCCCCTCACGGTGTTGTCGTCGCAGGTTTTCCAGATACGCGCGGGCGGCCGGGTTGATCGCAGACACCGTCGCCGACTTCGTCCCCGGACGCGGCCAAGGCCTCGGCTTCTCACCCTTACCGTCCGACTTCGCGTAAATCAGCCAGTCAATGCCGTCACCAACCCTGGCCAGGAGGTGATCAGTCAGCGACCACGGCCCGTCACCATCACCAGCCGGCTGCGCCGCGAGCTCCTCGCTGGTCATCGAATCCCGGACCGCGGTACGCAACGCCGACTCCGCAGGCAGATGATCGAGCAGGACCGCTAACCGCCGCCACGTCAACGCACCGGTGAATACCCCGCCAAGCTCGACGTGGTACCAGCGGGTGAGGTCGGCCTCTACCTCGGCGCAGTGCTCTTCGAGAACCGCGTACGTGCCGCAGATCCTTTTGGGCTCTGACCGGTGACCTCATTCCAGGACTCGAAGAACACCTCAACCTCATCCAGGTCAGGATCGAGACGCACCCACTGCTTGTACGACTCCGCAGACAGTGCCTTCTCAGCCCAGGTGTCGAAGTCGCCCTGACGCATACCCCGGACCCCGCTGGCCTTCCACTTCTGAACCGCCTTGACGTGCATGTCCGCCTGCCCCGCCTCGGTCGTCAACGTGACCACGACCGACCCATCCTCGAGCGTGTCGCCATCGTCGACGACCTCGCCCTCTAGCGCTTTCAGTGCTTCGCTCACAGTGATGCTCCTTCACGGTCCGAAAGGTCTGAAGGTGGGCGCGGCGCTCGGACCAACCACCGCGCCCACCGCATGGGTGGGGATCAGTGCTTCAACGCGTCGACCAGAACCGACCAGTACACCGCGTTGCCGTTGGTGTCCGGGTACGCGGTGAACGACACCGGGTACTCGATCGCCGCGCCCGGCGCCGCAGTCCAGCCCTGGACCGTCGTGGCCGCAATGGATGGGCAGTACCCGCGGACATGGTTGAATCCGTCGACGATGTCGAAGATCCCCGCATACCTGGGCAGGTTCGCGGGGCCCTCAGTGAACGTCATCAGCCCCGAGGTGTCCGCGACGACACCGCCCAGCGGCAACCGGTTACTGATCGCCAAAGAAACCTCGTTGGACTCCAGGAATGTCAGGTCGAACGTGGTGGCCTTCTGCGAGATCAGGGTCCGCAAAGGAGCCGACGTGCCGTACCCGAACAGCTCCTTGGACGACTCGTTGATCTTCTTCGTCAGGCCGTTGTCCCCGCACCAACCCGAGTCACGGAACGGGGCCGCGACAACCGCCGTCGCAGCGTTCGAGGTCTGCACGCCCGCGGTTGTCACGGCGACAGCGACGGACGGGGAGGCGCCACCGGTGAGCCCTGCGCCGCTGGCTGTCAGCGGGACCTGGGTGATGGACGGGTCAATGGTGACCGTCCACGGGCTCGTCGCGCCCGTCGTCGTCGCCTTGCCGGCACCAACAGTGGACAGGGCCACCAGCGCGGCCGTCACCGCGGCAGCGGCGGCGTTGTACGCGATGCCAGCCGTGGTCGCCCCGTTGTACGTCAACGTGAACGTCCCACCGGTAGGGACACCGGAAATCGTCACAGTCTGCACACCAGCCGTGCCAGCGGCGCCGACCGGCGCGGCCGTCAACTCTGGGGCGAACCAGGCCAAAGACTTGCCCCCGACACCAGCGAGAATGTTTCTGTTATCAGTCATGGCGGATCAAAACCTTTCTGGGGTACAGCAGGGAACCCGCGCCAATGACGAGGGCTGAAGGGCAGGTCCGAGGGTGGTGCTAAGGGTGGTTCGAGATGACGACCTGGTACGTCGCGGTGAACCGCCGCAAGTTCGTGTCGTCGTACGGCGTCCAGTGCGGCGCCACGATCGTCGCCGTACGCAGGACAACGCCCCCACCCATGGGCTGGCCGGGGAGTAGGTAGCGGATCCAGGCCTGAGCTGTCAGTGCGAGGTTCCGTGTGAGGATCCGTCCGGAGTGGTAGCAGTCCACGTCCACGGTGGCCTCGTCGATGGACAAGGTCGGATCAGCACCACCAATACGGTCCACACCCACCACGGGCAGGGTCGTGGCCAAGTTGGCGGGAGTCTCAGTGACAGACCGCACAGCCAAGACACTGCCGAGCCATACTGCGAGACCCTGCTCAACGTCCGGGTACGTGACCGGCGGCGCGACCATCAGTCCCTCGCCGCGTCGATCGCATGCCCCAGAGTGCGGTGCTTCGGTGTTGAACCGGTCCCGTACTCGATGTACACCGCCGCGTCGTCATCGTTGACGACACTCGCCTCCGCCCGGTCATTATGGATACCACCATGCTTGCGGTGTTCCACCCTGAACGCGTCCCGGTAATGCGTCCCGCCCTTACTCGCCGGATCAAACGGGGCCGACGCCTCCGCCGCAGCCATCACCGCGGCCGCCCGGCGCACCATCTCCGCCTCAACCCCGTCAGAGTTCAACAACTCCCCGAGACCTGCATGGTTCGGTTTGAAATCGGCCATCAGCCAGTCACCGCCTTTAGGTGAACCTCGACACCAGCGGTCGTCGCAGTGAACGGCGAAGCGAACCGGCCGGGGTCACCCACAACGTCATACAGGCCGCCATACACACGGACCTGATCAGTCGCTGCAACGGATGCGCCAGCGGGAATGAGTGTCGTGATCCCAGTGGTGACCACGTCCTGCCCCTGGACCGCCTCCGTGGAGCCCGTAGGCCAGACCGGCACATTGACGTACGTCGTCTCAGTGTTGGTGTAGACGTCGTTACCGTCCGCATCCTTCGCCCCCGTCAGGGTGCGACCAATATGGATGACGGTCTCGCCGTAGTTGAAGACGGGCATCAGGAGTCAGCCGGATGTGAGATGCCGAAGATGGGGAACTCCGCCGACGGGCCGTCCGTGCCCATCTCAGCAAGCCACGAATCACCGACGGAAGCTGACCCATTGGCAACACCGAGACGACCGAACGGCCACGGCGCAAGACTCGGGCGAGTTTTGATCGACCCAACCCGGGACTTCTTGGAGCGGTACGGCTTCAGCGCATCAAGATCAACCTGGGTAACCTGCAGCTCGCCGCGAACATCTTTCTCTCCACGGATTGCGTAGGTCACGTTGTAGGGGCCGACACCCTCACTAGCGACACCTTGAACATTGGACAGGAAGCGCTTGGTCATCGTGGCTACCACTGTGGCGACCGTCACAGGGTCGAGCCCTCCCAAGTCACTCGGATCAGCTTGGAAACGCGCGATCCGAACGTCCAACGCTGGCAATGCCTGCCGCAGCAAAGCCGAAGATTTCTCCAGAAGTGCCGCGGCCCGCACAGTTTCAGCAGGAGAGAGGGGACGCCACATGTCCTCAAGATCTGATGGAAACGCAAGCGGCGGTACGCTCATGTGACACCCACCCTCTCTTCCGGTCAGACCTGGTCGACTGGCTTGCCGGCGTCCTGCACCGTCTGGATGATCTGGTCGCGAGTCGCGTCAGCCTCAACGTCGACCCCCTGCTCCGTCGCGTAGGCACGCCACGCATCCTTGGACGACCCAGCGCCAGCTTTCGGCGGGATGCTGCCAGCCTCCCGCTCGGACTGGCCGCTGTCGCCGTCGACGAAGCAGTGGTCACCCATCTGCTTGGCCGCCCAGTCGGGGATCTCGTCGCCGGGGCCGAAAACGTGGGACTCGGACCGGTCGTCGTAGACGTGGACGTGGGAAACCAGTTGGCGGCCCATCAGAGCACCGTCGCCGCGAAGGAGAGGTTGGGGTTGGCCATGAACGGCAGGTTCAGGCTGGAGACCTTCGTCCAGATGGAAATCGGGTCGTCCTCGCTGTACTCGCCGGCCACGATGCCGGGCTCGTCGCCTTCCATCCCATACCGCGGGTCCATCGACTCGGCCGTGGTGCCCCAGAACACCCCACCAAGCTGGGTGTCCTCGTCCACACCGGCATCGGCGCCCGCGGATGCAGGCGGGAGCAGGAGCACGACATTGGATGGCAGCACGCGGGTCGCGACCTTGTTGACGTTGACCTGCGACTGGTAGAGCTCAATCTGTGGGAGGCCCTGCGACAGCAGGACCGCGTTGAGCGCTTGCTGGTTGACGATGCTGGACTGGTTCCCACCGACGTACTGGGTTTGGCCGCCGAACACTTGGTTACGGATCGCCTGGTTACGCAGCATCACGTTCCAGACCTGGCGTGAGACCACGATGGAGCCAGGATCTACTCCATTGGTGGCCAGGTACGTGTCTCGCCATGACATGAGGTCTTGCAGCGGGTCTGCGCCACCGACGGACCACAGCGTTGCGGCGGTGACCGTGTGGGCACCGACTCGACCCCAGTTGATGGTCTGCCCCAACTCGGGGATAGGCGTGGTCCCCGTAGCCAGGGTCTGCCCACGGGCAAGTTCGACCCGGGCGCAGACGTCCTTGCAAAGCTTCTTCGAGTCGTTGAACAGCGCCTGGCGGATCCGGTCGTCAGAGAGTTTGCGCATCTTGAGCCGGTCGTACTCCGAGCACCGCGTCTTCAGGGACAGCGGTGCCAGAGAGCCTGTGATTGAGCTCAGGGTCTGGCGCCGGCCGATGGGGGATTCCCCGTCGAACGTGCGGTAGACCGCAGCATCGGCCAGGCCCGTGCCGCCAGCGGCGACCCGGTAGTCGATGTCGTCGATCGGCTCGTCGGGCAGCCAACGCGAGAGCGTGAACTGGTTGAGGTTGAAATCGGCGAGGGCTTCGCGGACGTATCCGCTGACCTCGCTGGGGTAGATGTAGTTCGTGGTGAGTGCCATGTTCTAGACCCCTTCCGGATCAGACGTGCACGAAGCGAGGGTTTGTCGCCTGCGCTGCTGCGGAGACGGTGATCGGGAGCTTGGAGACGATGACGCGGCCGGAGTCCAGGAGCGGGCCGTTGATGATGGTGGTGGCCGGGTTGCGGGGGGCTGCCTGGGCGACCAGGAGGTACCCGGCGAGATTCTGCAGCCCGGTGACGTCGGCGTCGGTCTGCGGACCGTAGTTGCCTGTGTTGGGCCCTGAGGTGTACTTGCCCAGGGGCAACCCGGAGGGGAAGTACCCGTTGGGGTAGTGGGTGCCGGCGGTGAACGACGCGACGACCAGAGCGACGCTCTGGGCCTGCGAGGTGCCACGCGCTGAGCCGAGCCAGGACGGGTCGTCCCGACCGAGCGCGCCGAATGTGGGGTTGAGATCCACGGCTTTCTCCTTCTAGTGTGCGAGGTGGGGCCGCGCGGCCGTGAATCGGTAACGCGGTTTGTGTTACGACTTGCGTTGGGCGCGGTACATCTCGCGGCCTGAGGCCACAGAGGGTCGCGCGCTACTGTCGCGGCGACCCTGCCCAGATGAGGACGGCCCACGCGAGGACTGCTGATGCCCATCACCCGTAGCGGGTGCCACACCGTCCACGAACGCGGCCACCTTGGCGGTGTCAACCACGCCCGAATCGGTAACGAACTTGCTCAGGTCGAGCGGCTCCAGGATCGTTGCCATACGGTCCGCTTCAATCCGGTCGCCCGCCGCTGCACGGAACTCCGCTGACACCAGAGAGGGGATCAGTTCGGCTCGAGCCTCAGCCTTGGCGGTGTCGCGCGCTTCAGCAACAGCCTTGTCCTTGTCGGACATTAGCTCCCGCTCCAAGGCATCATGCCTGGTGGCCTTGTCCCTCAGCTCCTTGACTTGCTCCGGAGTCAGGCCGATGGCCTTCACCCGGTCCTCATGCTTACGCGAGGTCGTCTTGTAGTAGGCGACCTGTTGCTCGAGGGTCATCTCCGCAACGGGAGTATTTTCCGGGTAGCCCTTGTCGGTGCTACCCGCTGACCCTTTGTCGCCGGAGTCTGCACCAGATCCCTTGTCGCCGGAATCTGAAGAACCGCCGGCACCGCCACCGCCTGAACCGTCGCCTCCGTCCGCCCCGTCAGGAGCGTTGAACAGGATGCCTGGAGAAAAGAAGGGGCTGAACTTGCGCATGGTGCGTGGCATGTCAATATCTCCCATGTCGGGGGTGGTTGGTTGTCAGCCCATGACGGGCTTGCCCGCGATGATGCGGGACGTTTCTCAGGCGGCCTTGGGGATCCGCTTCTTCGGGACCAGGATCGGGCCGAGCTCGCCATGCTGGTCGACCTTGTAACGGGTCCGTTTGAGGTCTGCCATCGACGTGGACCCGGCGTCGGTGTACAGCGACCCGAGGTCAAGGTTGTTCAGGGAGTCACCCACGTCGAACCCGCCAATAATCGGTAGCACTCCGCAGTGGCACCTGCCATGAAGTGGCAAGAGCCGGTCAGTCCGGTAGATCCGGGTCGAGGCTGCGATACACAGCCCGCAGGCGCCGCCCTTGGACATCTCGGGGTGAACGATCCGCCGATACCCAGTGACCTTGTGCGCGGTGAAGAACTTCTCCGCCTCCGAACGAGCTGCCAGCGCAACATCCATCTGATTCATGACATCCGCACGATCCAAAACGTGCTTCAACGCCTCGACCTCAGGGGTACCCGTAGATCGTTCGTAGCGGAACTGCACCGCGAGTCGCTCGTAGACCTTCTCCGGAGCGACACCCGCACGAAGATCCCGGACCACGACCGGCCCGACAGGTTTCATTGTGCGGCCTGAGATCATCGACGACACCCGCGAAAGGTACGCATCCTCCTGTGATGCGGTGACACGCTGGGTGGCCTGCACCGTCTCGCTGATCCGTCTCGACAGACGCTGCACAGCCAGGTCGTCATACCACGCAGTGAAGTTGTGGATGAGCGCCTGAACCCGGGCCACGAGCTGGTCAGTCATGGTCTGCCGTGCCTGCGCCTGCGCCTCCACGACCTGCTGCACCGCGACCACTTGACCGGTCGTCTGAGCGGTGCTCACGCAGCCGCGCCACGCGGGTTCGGCGGTGCCGGGACCGCAGCAATCCCAGCCGGCGCCGCGGCCTTGATAGCCGCAAGCTGCTGAGCCAACACCAAATCATCCATCCGCTGCGCCTTCGCCTCAGCGATCTGCTGCGGGGTCTGCTGCCAGACCTCCCGCTGCACCTGCTCCCACGTCAAAGTCGAACCCGCCTGAGCCGCAGCCGACCCCTTCTCAGCCAACGAATACCGCTCAGCCGGGATCCAGTCGATAGCCAGCTGCGACACATCAGACCGTGCGTCATCGCCCATGAACTTGAACGCCAACGACATGATCCGCGCCAAAGACCGGCCGCCGCTACGCTCCCAATCCTCAACCTTGAACGTGAGACCCTCACGCTGCATCGACGCACCCTCAGCGGTCTGCGTCGCCGCATCCGGAGTGAACATCGCCATCGACGTCCGGGTAACAGCCGCGAGGTGCAACACGTCATCCTTCACTGAACTCAAAATCCCCTGAAGGTCGACCTGCCCCGACTCCCAGATCTTCGCGCCCTTAGGCAGCTTCCACAGCGCACCAGGATCCGCAGCGAATATGTCGTTGTAGTCGATGATGTTCCCGTCATCGTCCCGCTCCGGAAGGTCCTCCTCGAGCTCGATGGCCCGCTGACGGAAAGCCTGCAAGGTAGCGATGACGATCCGCTGCAAAATCATGTGGTTAATCCGGTCCAACAGATCCGTGTGAAGCTCAAACTCCCCGATGCCCTCCCTGTTCAGGAAAGGCTCAACCGGGATGTCCCGCACCTCATACGTCTCAGAAAAAAAGGCATCGTCCGCGTCCGGGACCTCAGCATCGACCGGGCCAATCTCACCAACCATGGGTCGCATCTCAAAGGTTGCCGGCGAAAACGACACCGGTGTCGGCTCAACCGGCGACAAAGGCCCGCGGTTCCGCCGCAAGTTCGTGACCGGCACCTTACGCTCCCGGGTCGCGACCCACTTCTCACCAGGCAACCACAGAATCGCGATATCCAAACCATCGACGTCATCGTGGTACAGCTTGAACGCCGCAACTGTCCTACGTGGCCGCATCGGATCCGCAGCCGTGATGACCTGGCGAGGATCCTCAGCAGTGATAACCGAGATCCCACTCTCATCAGGCATCCCCACAGCCATGTAAGAGCGACCGAACTTGAAAGACAGCCGCGCCACCTCCGCAAGCACAATGTCAAGGTCGTTTCCGTTAGCGACCCGCCACGCCTCCTGGTCACCACTCTCATCATGATCCACAGCGGTACTGATGGCCCGCAGCCCTATCCGCTCACAAGGTGCCTGCACGATCAGTGCGGCGAAGTTAGTCCTGGACGTCTGCTGAAACTTGTAGAAACGAGCCTTCGCGTCCTCGCTGCCCCAAGGCAGCGGCGGCCGGCCGGTGTAGTAGTCCTCAAGGATCTTGAACCGCCTCTGCTCAGCCTGCAACTGACCCCACAGCCGGTTCATCCACCACCCTGGACTCCCAGGGGCCTCGATGTCGATCGCCATGAAACCCCTCTCGTCAACGTATTCGGGATGGGACAACAGCACGTCTTTGACCGGTGATCCCAGCCCCTACCGCGTCCATGCGGGCCGTGAACGCCAAGACCGCCGCCACCGCAGCATCAATTTTCAGGGGCGAGTCAGGGGACCGTTTCGCGATCTGGATCCCCGCCCGAGAGTCACGCCGTTGCGCGTTACGCAGATGACGGGTCAGCGTCGACGACCCGTCGAAAGTGATCTCCTTGTCCAGCACAGCCGAGTGGAACCGCCTGAGCGCTTTCACTGTCAAGGTTGCGCGGCCACCGGTCATCCACCACTGGATCGGATGGTCACGAGTCGCTCTGACCTTCAGCCGGCCGCCATACGTGGCTTCCCATGTGCCGATCGTCTGCTCCCACTTCGCAGGGTCCGCATAGAACCCGACGACGGTGAAACGCCGGAACGTTGCCTTGACTTCGGCCTCAACCTCAACCAGCGGGACGAACCAGTCCGGTTCATCCTCCGGTTGCTCCCAGACACGGATATCGAACAAGTGCCCGTCCTCAACACGGCACCCAACCAGCGCCGTCGCATCGGTCACCCCACGGGAACGATGCCGCGAACCATCAAAACCAACAGTGATCACTGCACGATCAGCGACAATCTTGGTCGAGTCCGAGAACCCAGCCAGTTCATGCTCAGCGAACCAAGCCGTCGCCGTCTCAGTGACCGCGTTCAGGAAGTACCGGCGAGAATCAGCAACCTGCGCGTTCAGATCATAAAACTCATCAACAATCGCATCGACGTCGTTCCACTCGATCGCCTCACCGAACGCCTCAAGGATCGCAGCCCGCAAATCAGCCTCAGCCGAAACGTTCTCGCACTCACCCCACCGATGATCGAACAGCAACCGTTCACGCAGATTCTTACGGGTCTTCCGGTGCTGGTTCTCCGCGATGAACCCGGCCTTTTTGTATGTCCCCTCCGCGATGGATTCCTGCCCCGGAGAGAACATCGTGGTCGTCTCCAGGAACCACGTCTGCGCGATCTTCTTCCGCTTACGCAGGTTCCTGGTAACGGTGCGGTACATGCTCCGCAGTTCAGGCATGTTGTACAGGTGGCTTTCGTCGAAGACGACGAAGGTCTCTTTGCCGCCGTCCTTCGACGCACCCGACGCCGTCGACGGCGTGATCTCCCCACCACCCGGAAGGAACACCCGGGTCAGGCCCGCATCAACCCCGGGGATCCGCGACAAGGGCGAAGAGTCGTCGGTCAGGTTGAAGTAGATCGTGTCGTACACATGGCCTGTTTGGCCTTCTTCTGTGGCCATGATCCGAATGAATGGGACCCGTACCCGGCGCCCCTTCGCCTCGCCCGGCTCATACTCGTAAACCCAACCGCAGGGACACCCATGATCAGCGCAGGAATAGACCTCACCCAGCTCAGCCCACCCATCAAATCGTGCCGGACCCAACGCCTCCAACAACCCGACCCGCGCAGCCAAACCCGACTTGTCGCAACCCTTCGGCCGCGAATAGAACGCCGAGTCATACAACCGCCGCCCATCAGCGTGGAGTGCATAACAGTCGACGATGAAACCCGCGGTCTCGTCACCATGCCGCACAGGCATCCCCTGGACGTCACCAGGGCCATGCACGCAGTGCTGCTCAATCCAGAACAACGCCACATGCAAAGCACGCGTCCTCGTGTGCTCCGATGCCCGCACCAGAGTGCGCGGCACGAGATCACCCCTCAGCCAGGCGGGCACGACGAGAAGAAAGGTCAGTGACCCTGCCATCGGTACCCGTAGCACGAACGGGCGAAGGCTGGTCGATCTGGATCTTCAACCGCATCCTGTCCTCAGGAGTCGCTCCGAACTTGGCCGCACGCAGCCGGAGCTCCGCCGCGAACTCCCACCGCGACTTACTCCACATCGTGTGATGCATCAAAGCAGTGTCGAGTAGGAAGTCCCAGTCGGTCTCGGTAAACGCCTTGGCCTGAGCGGCACGCCGCCAGGTCTGCCACCAAGCCTGCGTGCGAGGATGCCACGGCACATCCAGCACATCCTCAGGCAGCGGGAACCCCCGCAGTTCGCCATCCCCCTGAATCAGAACCGTCGGAGCCTCAGGCTTATTGCGCCGCCGCCGAGTCGCGGCGGGCTTCGCAGCTGGACCTCGCCCACCCATCAGACAACTCGAGCATCGTGAGCGATCTTCATTACAGTTGCCTCCCATGTCGGGATCGGGGATGCCCATGACGGGCGTTGAACTACCACTTGCCAATCCCGTACAGACTGCGAACCACAGAACGTAACGGCAGGACGGGTGGACCGGGGGGAAGGTCTCCCCCTACCCTTCGCCGCCGTTCAGCTTTCGGCCAGGCCAGGGTGTGGCACCGCAGCGCGGCGTTCGCTGCGTTTGTGGGGCCGCTGGGCGATGTTTTTGCGCTGGTTGCAGTGGTGGCAGGCGGCTTGCAGGTTGGCGTCGCCTGCGATCCATGCTGTGTTGGTTGTGGGGATGATGTCGTCGATCTCTGTGGCGGTCCGGGTGCAGCCGTCGTCCCATTGGATCTGGCAGGTGTGGTGGTCTCGGCGGAGGATGCGGGTGCGGGTGGTTGTCCATCCGGGGGGGTTTCGTTTGTTGCGGGTGCTGTTGGCCCAGGCCATCGGGTCACCTCAGGGTTCAGCGGGCAGGATGGGCCGGGTCGGCGGATGATGTTGGGCATGAGTATGAATGGTGCGCCGAGAGCGGGATGGTATCCGGTGCTGCGGTACTGGGATGGTGAGCAGTGGACGAATGATCAGCAGGATCTGCCGCCGCAGCCGCAGTTCCAGCCGCAGTTTCAGCAGCCGATGGCTGCGCGTCCGATGACTGCGATTACTCGTCCGACGTTCTGGTCTGGTGGGGTCAAGGGGATGATGTTCAACCGGAGTAAGACGACGATCAAGTAGGGACGTCGACTTGATCAGTTGTGGTGTTCGCCTGGTGCGTGGCCAGGTCGTGCACCGGTAGCCCGCTGATGCAGGTTCGAGCAGAGGCCTTTGATCATGGCCGGGCCGACGTATTTGCCGAGTTCGGCTTCGCACCTGGCGAAGTCGCCGGCTACGCCCCAGTTGATCTTGGCCGCGCCGGGTCCTTCGGCCCAGTAGCGCATTAAGCGGATAATCGCTCGGTATCTGCAGGGTGCCGTTGGGCACCTCCTGTATCCACCATGAGCCTCATCACCTCCTGACGCGCGGCGCCCGCTTTGCTTCCGCTCTGCGATCGTTCGCACGCTTACATTCGAGGCAGGTCCGTGACCCGCTTGTGCCGACGTACCAGGATTCTGGTCCGGTGATGTCGTGAAGTCCGTTCTTGCAGAGCGTCCGCAATGGGGTGAACCCGAGTAGCCCACGCTCGATATTCAGTCCTTGGGGGACAGCTTCGAGGTGGTTGGGGTTCACACATGCCGTCACGCGACAGAGGTGGTCGAGCACTAGACCATCGGGGATGGCGCCCTTGAACGCCTCATAGACGAGCCTGTGTGCCATCTGGTTGGGGTGGCCGTATCGGCCGTAGCCGTAGGTGTTGAATGAGCCGCGCCAGATCCAGCACTCGTCCGGTGAGCCGATGTCGTAGAAGTCTGTTACCGCGCCTGAGATTCGCGTCTGGTTGAGGTGGCCGTGTCGCTTGAATCGCATGTAGTGCTTGTTGCACAGACCATGCGCCTTGATGGTGCCGTCACATTCGCTCTCTGAGCACGTTGCCACAGCCCAATACTAGCAGCCTCTCGGTGTCTGCGGGGTGGCGCTGCGCGCCCCCAGTGTCGACCATGTCGCCTCCTCAGTAGTACCGCCGGCCACCTGGCCTGACGAGCAGGAGTACGCAGCCCGCGATGGCCAGGATCACGCCAATGGTGAAGAGCACGGACAGGCCGGGCACGAGGAGCCCGAGGACGATCAGGATGACTCCGAGAATTACCATCAGCGAAAGACCCTCTCCTTCTGTCCTTGCTTACGTCTGTAGCGTTGATTAGCGGCATATCGGCATGTCCGACATGACCGACAACCCTGGGGGCCGACGAAGGTGTTTGCCTCGGTGAACTCATGTCCTTGCGGACAGTGAGTCTTGAACGTCGGAGCACGGCCCCGATGTTTGGCTGCCATGTCCGCCAAATTGTCAGACTGAGTGCCCAGGAACATGTGCTCGGGGTTGCAGCACGGAGGGTTGTCGCACTTGTGGCAGATGACCATGCCTTCAGGAATCGGCCCATTCACGAGTTCCCAGGCAAGACGGTGGGTACTGACCCTCTTGCCGTCGAAGTAGATCACTCCGTACCCGTTACGAGAGGTTCCTCCGGGCCAGTCAAGACATCCGTTGGGTTGCTCTATGAGTCGGCTCCAGAGTCGCCACTCAATCGAAGGTCTTGGCAGCAACTCCAGGGCGCCCGATGCACGCATCTGGTTGTAGTGCACGATGCACATCCCTCGTGCGATCCTGCCCACACGCTCGCATCCATCAACACTGCAAGTACCGTTCATGTCATCCTGCTCTCTGCTGAAGTCAGATGAGTGGGTCAGGGGCCGTTCAGAGTTCCACCTCTGGGCGGTCCCGCTGTGCTCAATTCTATCGCTTTCCCAGGGTGATCATGGTGTGCTCCGGTCTGTGATCCGGTCGCTCAGGTATGCGACGCGCTCGAGCGAGATCCTGATGAGGACGTCGAGCTCTTCGCCGCGGTCGGCATCGTTACAGCGTTCGCACGCGCAGATGGTGGCTCGGGCTTGGGTGAGCATGGCGAGCCGGTCGAGGTGGGCCCTGCGGGTGGACCAGAGCGCGTGCCGGCGGTCGAGGACTGTGGGCATCCGACCTCCCGCGGGGGTGAGTGAAGCCCTGGAGAGCGGTGCTCGATCCAGGGCTTGTCATGGTTCTTCCCGACACTCGGGAGTGTACGCGCTCAATGCTCACGACGTGTACGAGATGGGCGTTTCAGCGTGTCACGGACATGCTCTACCTGGTACAGGTCGACCCTGTAGGGCTTGTGCGCACCGTACCGCTCGAGTCTGTATTCGCTGATCCAGCGGCGGATCGTGGACTGCGGCACCCCGCTGAAGTAGGAAGCATCCGGGATGAGAACAAGCGGGCCGATCATGTCCTGGCCTTCGCACGGATCCGGCGGCCGAGGAACGTCCACTCCCACGGCGTCCACTTGTGGTCCCGGTTGGCGCTGCAACGTACCTCTGAGGGCAGTAGGGCGTCGCTGGGGCGCATGAACGCGACAAGCTGGCCGTTGCAGTCGGGGCAGCCTCCGATGACGGTACGGCGTGCTTTGGTCTGCCGGACGAGCTCGACGATCTGGCCGGCGAACCATCCGATCTCTTCGACGGCATCGCGGCCGGCGGGGTGGTGAGCGAGGAAGTTCGCGTGCGTGCTGAGGAACCCGCAGACCAGGACGGTGTCCATCAGGTTGAGCCGGGTCCTGAGGCGCTGCTCATCCCATACGAGATGGGCCCACGCAGCGACCTGTTGCGCGCAGTCGAACTGCAGCGACAGGACGCCGATGGCCAGCGGTGTGGGGCTGGCGAGGGTGGTGTCGACTTTGTCGCCGCCGGGTGTGTGGGGTAGTTCGGTGAGGTCGGGCCAGTAGTGGGCGATGGTGTTGAGGTCTCGTCGGAGGATGGGTTCGAGGTCGGTCATCACGCTCCTCCTCGGAAGGACTGTGCTAGGACCGCCCCGAGCGTGGACAGATCGGCGAGGTCGGGGCGGATGATGGGCGGCCAGTGGTACATGCCGATGCCGTGGGCTCTGCGGCGCAGGTCGCGGACGTATCTGGCTTGAGCGTCACGACAGTCGTCGCACATGGGGATGCCTCGACTCCCGTGTGCCTGCCACCCGGGGTATGTGCCGTGGTCGATGGCCAGCTTCGATAGGACGCTGCTCACAGTTCTGCGTCCCTTGCGGTGGCCTCGAACAGGCCGGCGACGTCGGCGGGGTCGTCGCGGTGGAGCCACTCGTCGAGCTCGTCGGCGATTTGTTCCCAAAGTTCCCTGTCGAGGGGTGGTGTGTGGGGGTCGCCGGCTTTCGTGCGGGCGAACTGGGCGAGGGCTTCGAGGTCGGTCATGACTGCCCCTGGATCCCGGCAGCGAGGATCTTCCCGATGATGGCGACGGCCTCGTCCCTGGTGAATCCCTCGGCGATGAGCGCGACGTATATCTCTCGGAGTTGGTGTGCGCTTTGGCGTACTTCGGCGCTTGGCTCTACTCGGTCGTTGGTCATGGTTCGACTTCTCCAGGTTTCGTTGGGGTGGGCCTACCTGTTTGAGGCGGTTCTGAGGCCGGGTGGTCACTCAGTACCGGATCAGGGGTTTTCTCAGCCCCAGGGCGGATGGTGGCGGCTTCCTGCCCTGTTCCAGCGCCCGTCGTCTCCCCGAGCGCGGCACGGATCTCACTCAGTCGCATCAAGCCCATGCCGTCGGACTGGTACTCGTCACACAGCGCCCGGACGCGTTCGACCGTGGCGCGTAGCTGGTCGCGTTCCTGCGCGATGACTGCCGTGATCGCAACGCCGTAGGTGCTGATCCCACAGATCGGGTTCTCACCCTTGGTGACCTGGTCCTCTCCGTGACGACGGATGACCTCTCGGTGGAGCGCCACAAGCCGGTCATGGTCGCTCTGCATCGGTGCGTAACGGCGTTGACACTCATCCACAGCCTCATGGATCCGCAGCCGCAGTCTCTGCACCTCGGCGCGTAGCTGGTCGCGTTCTTTCTCGGCGCGGGCCTTGGCTTTGAGCGCGGCGGTCAGAGTCCTGCGGGCGTCCACGACCCGCGACGGCGCGGATGGGCCGGCGAGTGCGTAGGCGTCCTGGCCCTGGTTGGTCATGACGCGGACTCGACGAAACAACCGCAACCACCGAAGTCAAGGGCATCGAACATCGCGGGCTGGGATTCGATACGTTCCCGGAACCGGTGCAGAGTCAAGGGGGTGACAGTGCCGCCGGCGCGGTCCCGGAGGATCGCCACATCGGCATCGAGGTAGTCGCGTAGCTCTTGCTCATGGGCTTCCCAGTAGGCGTACCGGGCTGGGTGCTCACGTAGCAGCAGCTCGAACTGCGCCTGGCCTGCGCGGACGCACCCGCCACCGCAATTCGCGTGGGGGAAGCCCGCCTTGTAGAGCCGCGGGATTTCCATGCCAGCCGCTACGCACATGGCTTGCACGTCGGCCTTGTCGAGGTAGGGCGGTTCGGTCAGCGGTGCTTGCGCCTTGAATGGCAGGTAGGCGCGTTCGATGGCGGACATCCGGTTCGTCTCAGTCCAGTCGATGCCGAGATACACAATCGTGTCGCCTGGGTCACAGTTCGCGTCGAGCCACTCCCTGCAGGGTTGCTGTTTCAGGAACTTGGAGCAGTTCGCCAACCGGCTGTTGCCGAGGAACCGGTTGTCGTGGAACACCTGCCAGATGTCGCGGCCTTCGTTGAGCCAGACAAGGGTGCCGCCGACATCAGCGGCGGCTTCTTTGAGGAACCGGTAATTGTCCTCATCCTCGCCCGCGTGAGGGCTCGGGTTGGTGCCTTTGACGTCGGCGAAGATGAGCCATAGGTCGTCGGTGCCGTGGCGTTCTGCGACGCGTTTGGCGGCTGCCCATGAGCCGAGGCCGCTGCTGAATGGGACGACGTGTTTCATCACAGCGCCTCTTCCGTGGCGGCCTGGACATCGGGGAGCACCGTACGGGTATGCGACGCCGACAGGTGCTCGGCGGGTTCGGGCCCGGCCCAGATGTCGATGGCCGCGCCGGGCTGACGGTCATCGGCGTAGAGCTTCAGGGCGGTGATGGTCACAACCTGCGCGTCATCACGCCACACCCCAGCTTCTCCGAGACCATCCAATGTTGAGCGCAGCAACTTATCGAGGTCTGGGCGGCCGGCGGGATATTCCGGTGCAGAGTCACGGAACAGCGCAGCATTGGCCCCGGTCCGGTAATGGCTTCGTGGTCGTACTAGGTAGAACGCGATGCGAATGTGGACCGGGTCGACTATCGCCTCATCGATCATTTCGAGCGCGGCGTATTTCACGTCTTGCCGCCAAGGTTTGACTTTCTTGGATGACTCGACCATGACGCCGTTCCCGACGTGGCGTTTGCTGCCCTGTGGTGCTGGGGTGCCGATGACGGTGATTCGCATTACTGTCCTTCCTTCGGTCGTGAGCTGTGGTGGCGGGCGAGCCAGTACGGGCACGTGTCGTCGTGGTGGATGTTGATGACGTAGAGCCCGGCCTGCTTGGTCATGTCCTGGTAGGCGTCGCAGTCGTCGCATCCGCCGGGGAAGTGGTGGCCGGCGATCTGGGTGTAGATCTCTTCGAGGCTCATGGCTGGCACAGGAGGTGGTAGTTGATGTGATCGTCGATCAGGGCTTGGGCCAGCGGTTCGCCGCAGGAGAGGCAGTCGAGCGACTGAGTGCGCCGTGGCTCACTCGTGTTCTCTGGGGGCCGTGAGTGTGCGCCAGACCCTAAAGGGTCTGGCGCACTCACTCCCACCAGTGCGCCGCGCACTCCCGGCGCACTCGGCGCACTGGGGTCATTTGGGGGTTCGCAGGGGTAGTGGAGGATGGCATTTCGGGGTCCGGGGGCGGTCTTGATCCACCCTGTTGACTCGCCACGACGGAGGGCTTTCCGGATCAGCTCGCGCTTGTGGACGGCCCCGAGCGCGGTCTCGACCTGGCGTTGTGAGGCCCCGTTGACGAGGAGCCTGAGGTAGCCCAGGACGTCGGGGAGGACCTCGTCGATCGCGGTGTCCTTGCGGCTTCCGCCGACCACGGCGAGGGACCTGGTGTCGTGGTCGTAGGTGAGTAGGGCTTCGGGTTGGTCGACGTCGCGGCCATATGCCTTGAAATAGCGGCGGGCATTGGCGTCAGGTTCTTCGCCTTCTTCAGGCTTTTCTCTGACGAGGGTCCATTCGACGTCTGGCCAGTCCCTGATGCGGGTGTCTCCGCGTGATCTTTCACCGCTGTGGCCCATGTGGTGGGTGACCAAAGATTCGGATGCGCCCGATTCTTCGAGGAGCGCGTCAAAGGCTACGAGGAATCGGCCGGCTTCTTTATCTTCGGACAGGTTCAATGCGTCCAGGATGGGTCGTAAACAGTCGAGGATGATGACTGACGCGAATACTCCGCGGAGCTTCTCGGCCCACCTGGTGCGGCATTCGTCGTCGAGGAGGTCGAAGGTCCCGACGAGTCCGCGTAGGGACACGACGACGACCCGGTCCTCGTTGACGATGCCCTGGTCGCGGAGCCAGCGGCGCATCATGCGTTGGTCGAGCTCGTTGTCGAACAGGACGATGGTGCCGGCGGGTTGGCGGACGTTGAACTGACCGAGGAACTTCTCGCCGTCTGCGAGGGCTCGGATGACGTTGGCGACCATGGTGGTTTTCCCGGCCTTGTATTGGGCGGCGTTGACGACCCTGCCTCCGACTGGCCAGAGTCCGTCGATGCGGTAGACGGCTGGGTCGTCTTCGATGGCGAGGAACTGGTCGAGGCGTTGAAGGGGAGGCTCTGTGATCTCGCCGGCGTTCTCGTCGCGGATGACCTTGGTCGCGGATTGTCGGACGCGGAGACGGTGGGCTTCGATGGTGACTTCGCGGTGGAAGTTGATGGCGGCTTCGTAGGCGTCGTCGGCGTCGTAGTCGGGCATGGGTGGGAGGCCGTTGCCTCTGGCGTACTCGCTCACGGATCCACCTCGTCTGGCCACGGCCTCGCTGCGGCATGGTTGGCTTCGCACGCGGCTTCTTGACGGGCCTTCCTGGCCTGCTCGTGTGTCGTCCACGGTTCGAGCTTCGCCATGGCGTGGACGATGTGGGCGACGTGTGCCCAATAGGTGGCCATGTCGTCGACGGCTTGCTGGTAGCCGGACTGGTTGCCCCAGATGACCCCGGACAGGTAGTACGCCATCTCATTGACGGTGAGCCTGCTCGGTTGGTCGCTATCGCCTTGGGTGCTCTCCATGAGTAGCCCCTCTCTGCTGAGTTCAGACCAGCGGGTCGGTGCTCACGCGGTGAGGACCTCGCCGGTGGCGTGGTTGAAGTGACTCATGTCCCCACCTTCGAAGTCCCGCCTTCGGCCTTGGAGTACTCCACCCAGACGAACTCGCCGTCCGGTCCGACCGGGAAATGGTCGCGGCAGATGGCGCAGTAGGTCCCCCCGTAGAAATGCGGGTCTCTCGCATACGTTTCCGCCAAAGCGATGCCCATCGTTGTCCGGCCACCACAGGGCAGGTGTACGTACGCCCTGCGCACTGGTCGGACGAAGCCCTTGGCCCGTTCCTCGTCACTGAGGACGAGGTAGGTCTCCTGCATCCCGTCCGAACCGACGTTGCTCAGGCCCGGGTCGTTCCGGTCACTTGTGACTCCCATCGGGCTCGCCCCACTTCGCTGCCAGTCCGCGAACCGCGGTGTAGATCAGCGCCCACGTCGTCTCAACGATCACCTGCGAACCGTCGTCGAGGGTGGCGAGGAGTTGGAAGGCTGGCAGGCCCTTGCTGGTGCCGTTGGGCAGATTTCCGACACGCTCGATGCGCCCGTGTTTCAGGGTGGCGGAGTCAGTGATGTGCTGGCCCCACGCGCCGTCCTGGATGTCGAGGTCTATGGCGAGTCCGGTGAAGCCTGGGAGGACGCTCATCGGGTGCCGTCCATGACTTCGCCGGTGGCGTGGTTGAAGTCGAGGCCGTCCAACGCTGTGCGGCCGGTGCGCTTTTCAAGGGCGCGTTTGAGCATCTTCCGGGCGTCGGTGTCGTCGTCGGCGTTGACTGCTTCGACCCGGAGGACCCGGATGGTGGGTTCGGTTTCGTCGGTGTCGACGTTGGTGGTCACGACTGAGCAGTCCACGATCGCGACGATGACGTGTCGGCGTTCGGGGTCCTCGATGAGCTTGGACGCGAGGGCGTTGAGCCCGTTCTGTTCGTTGTCCTGAGGGAGCTTTCCGAGCAGTTTCGTCATGCTGTTCTCCTGTCGTGAAGGCGTGGTGGTTGGGGTTCTGGGTGGGGTGTCTCTGGTGGGGTGCCGGATCCTGGGCAGTGCCCGTCGCGGCCCTGGGTGAAGCGGGTGTTCACGACGTCCCCTTAGTGCGGGTGTGCCAACGGTCACGAGCACAGGCGCGGCACCTTCGGTAGCCCTTGGGGGTCACATGAGTGTTGGCCTCGTCGTAAGCGTGACCTTGTGGGCAGTGGGTTATGGCTCGCTGGGCTTCACCTTGTCTGCCTCGCTTTTTGGCGAGCATGTCAGCGTTGTTGTCCGCCTTGGTTCCGAGGAAAAGATGTCCGTCGGGGTATGCCTCGGATGGTGAGGTTTCACAGCAGGGCGGGTTATCGCAGTGGTGAAGGACGCAGAGCCCGTCAGGGATGGGACCGTACGCGAGTTCCCAGGCGAAACGATGAGCAAGAACCCCCTTGCCCATCTGCCCGTAACCCTGGGGCGTCCGGTGTCTGGTCCATTCGAGGCAGCCGTTCGGTGTGCGGATCAAGGAGGCAGTGAATCGTTCGGCTGGTGTGGCTGGTGTGGGGAGTGGTTCAAGGCGGCCTTGTTTCCGTAGCTGCTCGTAGTGCGTCCCGCACATGCCACGCCGTATTTTGCCGCCGCGGTCGCAGCCCTCTACGGAACAAACCTTGGTGGTCACAGGCAGGCCGCGCGGTGGCGGGGTCATGCGGCGTGCTCCTGCACGGTCTTGTTGCGGAGCATCCGGTCGAGCAGGTCACGGCGGTCATTGCGGGCCAGACGGTGCTCAATGGTGTCCCTGCCAACATGGAGACGCTCGGCCAGCTGGTCGAGCGTCAGTGGGTCGTTGTCGAGGATGAAGTCGATGTCCTCGATGCTGAACCTCTCAGGTCGACCGTTGACCTTGGTTTGCTCGCCTAGGTCGGGTGCTGCGTTCGGGTCGTCGATGGTGTCTTCGTCCCAGGCCAGCGGCACTACCCAGCCGGCGTTGGCGGCGTAGCGGACGCTCCTGGAGTAGGCGATTCGCTCTCGCTGGTTGGTGTGCGGCGGGGCCTGGTCCCACAGCTGGTCGTAGAGCTCGGCGACCGCTTTTGCGTGAGCGACGCTGACCTGGGTGCGGCCTTGGGCGAGGTCGGTGAAGTTGGACCGCAGGATGCCCAGGCGGGCGGCGATCTTGGACTGTGACCACCCGCAGGCGACAAGGGCCTGGATGCGCCTAGCGGTGCCGGTGGAGTCGATGCGGGCGCCGCCGGCCAGGTCGGGTCTGATCGCCAGGATCGTCTGCTCGGTGGTGTTGCGGATCCGTTTGGAAGGGACGCGGGTGCCGTCGGGGCGGCGTTTGCCGTAGATGAGTTTCCAGAGCAGGCCTTGGGAGATGGTGGAGACGGCGACGATCCGTTTCAGGCCCATCCCTGCGGCCATGAGGGTTTCGATGTGGGTTCGGGCTGGTTCGGCGTCGACGTAGGACGTTTTGCCGTAGGCACGTTGGCGGGTTCGGTTCTGTTCGTAGACCCGGTTGGCGTCGCGGCAGGGGCGGCACCGGCACTGGTCGATGACGTAGCAGACGTAGGTGCCGTGGACGTGTTGGGCGCTGTGGGTGCAGGGCTGTTCGGGGCCGGAGAGGGCGAGTCGGTCGAGGCGGCGTTGGGCTCGTGCTGCACGTTCGGTGACGGTGGCGCAGGAGTGTTTTCGCATCCCGTACTCGGCCTTGGCGCGCGAGCCTGGCGGTGTGGTGTGCCCGCAGTTCTCGCAGGTAATAGTGACCTTGATGCTCATAGCCGGTCACCTACCGGTGCGTCTTCGAGGCCGCGCCAGCCGTCGTCGGGTTCGTCGGCGCCGTCGTACCATCCGCCGTCGGAGAACCGCTGCTCCACCTGGCCGAGGGTGTCGAGCAGGACGTCGAGGTCGACCGGCAGAGCCCCTCCGAGTGCGACGCGGGCGGCGTCAGCCAGTGCCTCGACGTCGACGATCAAATCGGTGGGATCTAGCTGCTGACTGCCGTCGAGGTGACGGAGGAGGTCAAGGACCGAGTTCGCCTCACGCGAGGTCATGACGCACCACCGGGGATGGTGCGGCCATACACAACCGTCGCGTAAACAGTGTTCTCTAAGGTCGGCGTCAGCAACGGCGAGTCTGGGTAGTCGAACATGTCTTGGACGAGCCGTTCAGCCTCGGTGTCGTCCTCGATCCGGAGCAGCACGAACATGGTCACAACGCACCACCCACCCGCGCCGGCCCCTGAACCCGGCAACAGCTGCTACAGACCCAGACGGGCTCAGGGACCGCGGCCGTACCCACGTCAACCCGGTCCCACCCGTGGTCGACACAGGGGCAACCCTCGTGGGTTTCCCGCCAGTCCGCTTCCCTGATGCAGCGACCGCAGTCGAGCCAGTCATGGGGCTGGTTGTGGCTGGGCCAGTGGGCGGGGAATTGGTACTCGCTCATGACGACGCCACAGCCTTGTGTTCGCGTGCCGCGCAGGGGCAGGGAACCTCGATGTCGTCGTCGGCCAGCACTGTCTCGGTGCACCCGGCGTGCTTGTTTTGCTCACAGTCAGGGCAGTCGCGGGCGGTCATGGCTTTGGCCTCTTGCGCCTTGACGATGACTGCGCACGAGGGGCAGAAGTAGCACAACCACAACGGGACACTCACCGTGCCCTTGGTGTCCTCCGTGGCTGGGGTGACATACCAGCCGTTCCGCTTCGTGCCTACGACGGACCAGTTGGTTCGGCCTGCCTCGATCGAGTTCGGGCATCCACGCTGAGTCGGGTATCCCTCGCAGACGATCTCGGCGTCGTTGCGTTGGTCGGTGGCGCTCATGACCGGTCCCTGTTCCAGGGGTGGCCCAGTTCCTCCACGCCACGGCCGATCCTGTCCACCAGTTCCAGGTCTGCGGGGTTGGTCGCAGCGCTGCCCACCTGGGAGCCGTAGCGCACGAACACGTACCGGTCATTGACGCTGGTAATCACGCCCTGGTCGAGTGGCTGGCCTGGTCTGCGGTAGACCACGAGCAGGCCGATGGAAGCGCGCGCCTCGTCCAGTTTCATTGGAGGTTCACCCAGCCTTCCGCCGAGCACCCGACGCAGTGAGCCAAGTCATGCGTCAGACCGCGCGTGACCCGGACCGGGCCGCCAGTGCATCCGAGGAAATGCGTCATGACCCCTCCTCCATCGGAGGCTCGGGAGGGAAAGGGTTCTCGATGAGGTTCTTCAGCTCGTTCAGGACCTTCGACGCATCCGCGACGGTGAGGTCCTTCGTGGACGCCACGGGCCGGTCGAGGACTTCGGCGATGAACGCGAGCCCTGCGACCCGCTCTCCGAGCCCGGCCTCGTTCAAGCTCGCGTGCAAAGCCTTCATCTGGTTCCCGACCGGGTCGATCAGGTCGAGCGGAGACGGGTCCTCGGGAGCTACCTTGGGAGCAGCGGGATCTACCCGTTTGCGGCTCATGGTCCGGGTCGCCACCGGCGCCGGTTTCTCCTTGACGGGCTGCTCAGGCTCCGTGCCGCGCTCGGTGTCCATCGCGTGCAGGTCTTCCTTCGCCCAGAGATCCAGGGCCACACCGAAGCGCATGGCAGCGTTACGGATCGCGTCGCCGATGCACTCCTTGAGACTCATGCCGTCACCAACACCGATGCGGGTAACCCCGGCCACGGTGAGACGGATCCACAGGTTGCGATTCTGGTCGAGCAGCGGCAACCCGTTCGTGTCCAGCGCGAAGGGTTCCCATGACCAGTCCGGGTCTACCTGGAGCAGCCGGTCACTTGCCGCCGCATGCCCGACGTAATCGAGGTGAACAGCGGGCATCCCGTGATAGCCCTTGCACTCCTTGCATTGGCTCTTGGGTGAGTCCTTCTTGTAGGGCTTCGGGAGTTTCCCAATAGCACTAGGCGGGAAGGGTTTACGAAGCGCCGCTGCTTGCTCGGGTGTCATCACTGGCCTGCCAGGTTCTCGAGGTCGGCTTGTCCGGCTTGGAGGTCAGACAGGAGCGTGATCAGGTCGGACTCGTCTAGCTCAATGCCGGGATAGCCGCGACCCTCGTGGGGGTGGTACACCGTGACGGTCCCGTCCTCGCGGTCAATGGCGTAGCTCAGGGTCATCACGTCACGTCCTTGACATGGGCTGCGCCGACATACCCGGAGCCAGGTACTTTCCAGTTGCCCTCAGCGCGCTTGTTGATGTCGAACGCCCTACGGATCACAAGGAACTCGTCGTAGATGTCCGGGCCGAACGGCAACGGGTGAACTGAGTAGCCGTCGTCACGAATGTGGACCCCGTAGGCGGCCTCGATACCAACATCGGCCATCGGGGACTCCTGGCCGTTCTCGCCCGTGAACTCGGCGTGGGCGTAGGCGTTGAGCTGGAACACGGCACTGGTGTAGATGGACTTGCCCGATTTCCAGTCGAAGATGGCTCGGCCCTTGAACGGTGCCCCGAACTGTGTGGCCCACGCCGGTGCGGTGCAGTCCGCGACGAGGTCGAGCTTGCCCGCCCACTTGTGCTCGCGGGACCCCACAACAGCCTCGACAAGAACGGGGTGGATGTCCCAGTCCTCCATGAATGCCAGTGCGGACTCGACCATGCCGACCTGCTCGGGTGGCACCTCGACTTTTTCGCCGTTGACGATGCGTTCGGCGAAGTCGTGGAACGTGGTGCCGCGCGCCCCTGCGTCGTCCCTGTGCTGCCATGGCATGGCTTTGAGGAACTGAATGACTGGCTCACGGCCGCCGAGCTCGTTCATCATGTCGACCAAGCTCGGGTTGTCGGCGACGAACTCGGCGACCATGCCGGCGGCCCACTTCGGGATGGCTGGTTTGTCGAGGACGCCGAGGATCGTGGTCACTCCTGGCACCCAGTCGGTAGCTGGCTCACCGGGAGCAGACGACAGCTTGTAACGATGTGACTTCTCAAAAAAGACCAGCCCGGTGGCCTTCGCTTTGGCAGCCATTATGCGACCCACCGCTGGGCTTGCTGCTGGATCCGCGCTGAGTGGTCCGCGCAGACGTAGAGGACCCGGTCGGGTCGGGCCGCGGCGTACACCGATGTGACGGGTTGGTGGCAGCTGGTGATGTCGCAGGTCTGCCCGGCCGGTTGGGTGTTGTGCCGGGTGGTGTCGGCGCGGTTGCCGCGGACCCGTTGGACGACCCAGATGGCGGCGGCGGTGAGGGTGGCGATGACGGCGGGGGTCCAGCCGATCCAGTCGGTGACCATGCCGGGCGCGGGACTCATGACGGGTCCTCGTCGTCGTTCATGGTGCTACTGAGTGCGTACATCCAGACCCAAGAACTCCCGTCGACATAGAGCCGAGGGAAGTCCCAGATGTTCTGCTCGGGCCGGTCCACAAACCGAACCTGTTCGATCGGCAGCCCGGGCATCTCGATCTCGTGAGTCTCGCCATCTGCTGCGATCTGGTAGATCCATCGGCCGTCGCGCTCGGGAACCTGTGAGGAGTTGATGCCGTCGAGCATCCGAACGGTCTTCGCGCGACCTGTCGCCATGAGATCGAGGGCGAACCGCGCGATATTGGCGTCGGCGTTCTCGCGAGTGGCGCCACGCACCGGACCACTGCCGGGGTTGATGAAGATGGTCATGGGGTCACCGCTGACGGGTTGATCATCTTGTCGAGCAGGGTCAGCGCTGATTCTTGGAGGGTGGTGACGGTCGGCGCCAGAGCGTCCCTGGCAGCGTCCCTGGCAGCGGCCCCGGCAGCGGCCCAGGTAGCGTCCCAGGCAGCGTCCCTGGCAGCGTCCCTGGCAGCGTCCCCGGCAGCGGCCCAGGTAGCGTCCCAGGCAGCGTCCCTGGCAGCGTCCCTGGCAGCGTCCCTGGCAGCGTCCCCGGCAGCGGCCCAGGTAGCGGCCCAGGCAGCGTCCCTGGCAGCGTCCCTGGCAGCGGCCCCGGCAGCGGCCCAGGTAGCGTCCCAGGCAGCGTCCCTGGCAGCGTCCCTGGCAGCGTCCCTGGCAGCGGCC